GAAACTTTTGATGTTGCAGGAGACATCGTATCTGCAGAACCAGTAAAGGATACGCCAAAACCCATTCCAACTTCAGCATCTTCTACAGATGATATCAAGAAAGATTACGAATACACTAGAGGTAATCTATACTCTATTATTGAAAAGGGACAAGAAGCAATCAATGGTATTCTTGAACTTGCTCAGGAGAGTGAGATGCCTAGAGCATATGAAGTTGCAGGTCAGTTAATTAAGAATGTTGCAGACGCAACTGATAAGTTGATGGAACTGCAGAAGAAACTCAAAGACGTTGAAGAAGAAACAGTAGCAAAAGGCCCAACAAATGTTACCAATGCATTGTTTGTCGGATCTACTGCCGAACTATCAAAGTTACTAAAACAAAATAAAGACCAGGAAGAAACTAAATAGTTAAAAGTAAAAAAGATTCATGTCAGTACCAGTAGTTAATTTAAAAATTGAAAAAGGAACTACTTTTGAGGCAACATTTAATGTAACAAATAGCGATGGTTCAGTTTTTGAATTGAATAATTATACTGCTACTGCCAAAGTAAAAAAATTTCCAGCAGCTTCTAGTTCAACATCATTTTCAACAACTATTACAGCATTAACTGGTGAAGTAAAAATATCAATGGCATCTTCAATAACATCAGAATTGAGTTCTGGAAGAAATTACTATGATGTGATTATTACTAAATCAACAGGAGCAATTACAAAAGCCTTTGAGGGCACAGTTATGGTAGTAGACACGGTATCAGCATGAACGTATCTCTAGTAAGTCAAAGCACATCATTTACTGTCAGATTAAAACCTGAGGATCAAAAGATAAAAGTTGCAACCATTCAGGGAGGTGTTCAAGTGCCAGCAGAATTTGGAGATTTAGCGGATTTTGATGAAACAGGTGTTAAAGATAAATCAATAATTATGTATAATTCTTCTACTGGAAAATATGAGGCAGTTAATGTCGATGAGGTGCTTTCTGCTGCTGCGACAGAAACAGAATCTCCTGGATTACCCGATGAATTTATTGATGCTCTTGACACAGATCTAACTAGAGATTCTAATATAGATATAGACGGTGGTACATTTTGAGTTGACTAAATAATATCAGCAAAATATTAAAAAAAATAAGATGGCAGCTCCTGTTCTTCAGTTTAAGAGGGGTCTTCTTGCTAATCTCCCTGCTTTAAGGGCTGGTGAACCTGGATTTACTACAGATAGTTATGATCTGTATGTTGGTCTTACCTCAGAAACATCTACAAACAAATTTCTAGGTTCTCACCGATACTGGACAAAAAACACCACAACTGCTGCAAGTGGTGTTAATTTAGTAGAGGGAACTGATAACGGAAATTCCTTCATTACTATCAAAGCACCTGATAGTCTTGCGGGTATTGTAACATATACAATGCCAGGGACTGATGGTACTAATAACCAGGTTCTTGCCACAAATGGTTCTGGAACTCTATCATTCATTGATGCAGTAGCTTCTTTAACAATTGGTGCTGATTCTGGTTCTGATGATACTCTTAGCCTTTTAACCGATACATTAACCTTTACTGGCGGTGAAGGTATTGACACCACAGTAACTGATAACACTATTACTATTGCAGCAGAAGACGCAACAGATTCTAACAAAGGTATTGCTTCTTTTGATAGCGATGACTTTGACGTTTCTTCTGGTGCGGTAACCCTTGGAGACAGTGCTAATGGTGCTGTTCTTTCAATTAGCGGAACAGAAGCAGAAATTGCTGTTTCTAGATCAAACGGAACCGTAACTGTCAGTCTTCCAGATAACGTTACTGTAGGCGCTGCACTGACAGTAACTGGTAAGTTGGATGTCAATGGAACCGATCACGACATTGTTGGTGCTATTGGACTGGATCACGTAACCGTATCTGGTATCACTACTGTTGCTGGTGCTATTGACGTTAACGGCGATGGTCACGATATCGTTGGAACCATTGCTCTGGATAATGTTAATACCTCTGGTATTACGACCACGACCAGAATTCACGGTTACAAAGCACTTGTAGGTTCTGCGAGTTCAACAACTGAAACTTTTGTTGTTACTGTTGCTACTAAGACTGCAAACCACAGATATAATGGTTCTGGTTCTTCCTCAGGTTACTTCATTGACGGAGTAGAAGCTCCTTTCTTAACACTTCTTCCTGGAAAAACTTATAAATTTGATCAGGCAGATAGTTCTAACAGTGGTCACCCAATCCTCTTCTATCTTGAGTCTGACAAAACCACTAACTATACAACTAACGTAACCACAACTGGTACTGCTGGTCAAGCGGGTGCAAATGTTCAGATTACTATCGGAGACGAGACTCCTGCAGTCCTCCATTATCAGTGTTCTGCTCATGCTTACATGGGTAACTCTTTGGCGGCTAATACTAACGTCGTTAATAGCAACCATGATGCTACCCTGAGAGGTAACTTAACTTTAGGAACCAGCACTGCAGTCAATGCTGTCCTCGATGAGGATAACATGGCTAGTGATAGTGCAACGTCACTGGCAACTCAACAGTCCATTAAGGCATATGTTGATTCTCAGGTAACTGCACAGGATCTGGACATTGCTGGTGGTACTGGAACTGGTGCTGTTGATCTCGATTCCCAGTCACTGACGATTGCTGGCACTGCTAACGAGATTGAAACTGTTGCATCAAACCAGACCGTTACGATTGGTCTTCCTAATGACGTTACTGTCTCCAACAACCTGACGGTTTCTGGTAACTTATATGTTAATGGTTCTACCACGCAGGTTAACACTGCTACGACGACCATTGAGGACCAACTGCTTGATTTGGGTATGGTTGATGGTTCTGTACCATCATCCGACCTGAACAAGGACATTGGTGTTCTGTTCAACTATTATACTTCTTCTGCTAAGAAGGCAGCAGTCTATTGGGATGACAGCACTTCAAGAATTGTTGTTTCTCAAGATGTATCTGAATCTTCTGGTGTTCTGACAAACAACACTGGTGGCGCACTGGAGGTTGCTTCTCTGTATGTCTCTGGTTGTACAGGGTCTACAGTTGAAGTCATTGGATGTAGTAATAGTGAGGTTGTCCTTACAAACGTCACAATCGACGGTGGCTCATTCTGATCAACACAACATACTCTAAATAGAGGGAGTTAATCTCCCTCTTTTTTTATGGATGAAAAAGATTATACAAATTTGATTTCAGTATATCAAAATAAATATTTTGATGCTATCAATCAAAATATTGCTTTAGAGGCAAGGGAATTAAAATACAGACAGACAATAGAAACACTCAACCAGAAAATTACATCTTTGGAAAAGAAAATCCCAAAGCCAAAGAGAGCAACTAAGGATACAGGAGAATTTGAATAAATGGCACTCGCACACTCTCCAATATTAGAATTTACAACATTGGTTTAAGTGATGCTCAAGTTAAACAAAATTTCAATGCACTTAGAGGGAGATTTGGATTATAAAATCCCATAAATAATAAAGACTCTTACATAAGAGTCATTAACGGTATATACCAATTATGAGGGATTGAATGGCAGATCCTAATATAAGAATAAAACGTTCAGCAGTACCTGGAAAAAGACCGACAGTAGAGCAACTGCCGTTAGGGGAACTTGGCCTGAACACGTATGATGCAGAGTTATTTGCTCGCAGAGAACGCACGGGAATTGGCACCGATATTGTAAGACTTGGTGCTGGATCAACAGTTACTAATATTCTTTATGTCACAGAAGACGGAGACAACTCCAATACAGGAAAAAAACTTGGAGACGCAAAAAGAACAATCGGAGCAGCACTTACAGAGGCAACAACAGGAACAGTTATTAAAGTTAGTGCTGGAACTTATCTAGAAGATAATCCTTTAGAAATACCAAGTCAAGTATCTATCGTTGGTGATAGTTTAAGAGAAGTTTCTGTTCAATGTCAGAATACTGGAGATCTTTTTCACGTATCAAATGGCAACTACATTGCCGAGATGTCATTTACAGGAACTGCAAATACGGGAGCAATGTTTGCTTTCAATCCTAGCAAACCAACATATACCAACCAATCACCATATATACAAAACTGCACTAATTTCATTCCAGATAGTATTGGATTGAAGATTGACGGATCTAAAATTATAGGTCCGTTAAAATCCATGGTCATTGATAGTTATACTCAATACAATCAAGGTGGAATAGGTGTTTCCATCACGAATGAGGGTTATGCACAACTAGTTTCATTGTTCACTATCTGCAATGAAACGGCAATTTTTTGTGGTTCTGGAGCTGCTTGCGATTTAACTAACTCAAACTCATCTTTTGGAAACTATGGTTTAGTCGCAGATGGAGTGGGTCCAAAAAAGTTCACGGGAATAGTTACATCGGCAGAAAGCGCAAATTCTGATACATTTACAATAGATTTAAATGCCTCAACATTTAATGTATTGAATGCTAATTTTGATAATACTACCGGATTGACAACAATCACTGTAGATGCTGATCATAATTTCAATATTGGCATGGGAGTTACTATTGCTGGACTTGCTTTTACCTGTGCAGGTGAAGCAGGAATAGCGACTTTCCCTTCAGGAAATAACGGATATATTTTTGAAGTATCTGGAATTACATCTGCAACCGCATTTGAGGCATATGTTGGTACGTCCACTTTACCTCATACATACCAATCTGGTGGGACAGTAGGAATTAATACTATTAGACCATTTGACGGTCAGGTGCTTTATTTTGAAGAACTCTATTATACTATCGGTGGAGTAACAGTCAGCTCTGGTGGAACAGGATATACTTCAGATGTTAATATTACTTTTGACGACCCATCAGAATCTTGGGGAATTCCTGCCACGGCTGTTGGTGAAGTTAAAAATGGAAGCGTCATAAATGTTGAAATGGTTTCAAACGGAAGGGGATATAGTTCAACTCCACCTACAGTTACTTTTGCTACACCTGATGTTGGAATCAATACCGCAACAGGTACTGCACAAGTAGTTCCAACATATTATGTTATCCAAAGTTCAACACCAATAGTTTCTGGAATATGTACTGTTACTTTAACAGATAATGTCCCATTTGCTGTAGGTGTTGGATCAACAACTCCATTTTTCAAACAAAGTAGAGTTCTCGCTTCTGGGCATTCTTTAGAGTACATTGGTTCTGGTGTTACAATTGCAACTGCTTTACCTCAAGGAGGAGGAGTGCCAATACAAGATCAAGAAACTGATTCTCGTAATGGTGGGTTGGTAGTATTTACTTCTACGGACCAAGCAGGAAACTTTAGAATTGGTGATGGTGTTGTAATTAATCAACAATCGGGAACAATTTCTGGAACATTTTATTCTAAGAGTTTATTTTCAACAATGACACCATTTATTTTAGCTCTAGGAGGAGAATAAAAAATGGCACTAGCACTTAATGTATTCCAAACAGTCACTGCTGTTGTTAATACATCAGCAACGGTAGTTTACACAGCACCAGTTGGATATACTGGAGTTGTTCTTTTAGCTCAAGTTGCAAACATTGGGTCAAATCCAGAGGATGTAACACTTGTACATCGTAGAAGTGCAACTGATACTGAAATGCTAAAAAACTTTCCAATTTCAGCAAGTGATACAGCAAATCTTCTTGCCGGAAAATTAGTCCTTGAGGCCGGAGATAAATTAGTATTATCGGGTAGCAATGCTTCAAATTTGAAATTTATCGCAAGTATCTTAGAAACTCTTAACTAAAATGGCAAAATATCTAAGTCAAAAACAAGAATCTCTTAGCATTGGTATTGTTTCCTATACAGATAATGATACTTCACTTTCTGTTATTGGAAACGTTGGAATTGGAACTACCAATGCAACAACCGACTTAGATGTTCGTGGTGGTCTGAATGTTTCTGGTGTTTCTACATTCCAAGGAAATGTAAATCTTGGTGATAATGATAGATTGAGACTTGGTGATGGTAATGATTTACAGATTTATCATAATGGAACAGATAGTTCTATTGATGACCAGGGTAGTGGAAATCTTCAAGTAATTACTAACGGTGCTTCTGTAAAATTTTTAAAGTCTGGAGGAGAGAATCTTGCAAATTTCATCACAGATGGTGCAGTAGAACTCTACTATGACAACTCCAAGAAATTTGAAACCACTGGTGGTGGTGTCACAGTAACTGGAATTGTGACTGCTACTTCTTTTTCTGGTGATGCAGCAGGTCTTACAAACATTCCTGCTGGTGCTCAAGGAACTCAGGGAACCCAAGGAACCACAGGAACTCAAGGTATCCAGGGTACTGATGGTACTCAAGGAACCACTGGAACACAAGGCACTACTGGAACTCAAGGTACTCAAGGAACAACAGGAACCACAGGAAATACTGGTGGAACTGGTACTCAAGGCACTGATGGAGCACAGGGAACCATAGGAACTCAAGGTATCCAGGGTACTGATGGTACTCAAGGAACCACTGGAACACAAGGCACTACTGGAACTCAAGGTATCCAGGGTACTGATGGTACTCAAGGAACCACTGGTACTCAGGGAACTCAAGGCACTCAAGGTACTACTGGAACACAAGGTGTTCAGGGTATTCAGGGTATTACTGGTATTGACGGTAACTTTGGTGGTGCTACATTTGATTATACTTTTGACACTACAACTACTGATTCTGACCCAGGCCAAGGTAAACTAAGGTTCAATAACGGCACATTATCTTCTGCATCGGTGATGTATATCGATGATACTGATGATAATGGAACAGATATTCAAGCCTTCTTAAGAACCATTGACGATTCAACGTCCACGATCAAAGGACACGTTAGAGTTTCTAATAGAACTGATGCTAGTGATTTCGCACTCTTTACGATTACTGGAACAAATACCGAAGCGACTGGATATCATAAAGTAAATGTTTCATATGTTTCTGGTGCAACATCATTCAGTAACTCTGAAGATATTATTGTAACCTTTGCTAGAACTGGAACCAAAGGAGACCAAGGTACTCAAGGAACCACTGGAACTCAAGGTGCTACTGGAACCCAAGGTACTACAGGAACTCAGGGAATCCAAGGAACACAAGGCACTCAAGGAACCACTGGAACCCAAGGTACTGATGGAACACAGGGTACTGATGGAACACAGGGTACTACTGGTACTCAAGGAGCCACTGGAACACAAGGTACTACTGGAACACAAGGCACTCAAGGGACCCAAGGTACAACAGGAACCCAAGGTACTGATGGAACACAGGGTACTACTGGTACTCAAGGCACTCAAGGTATTCAGGGTGTAACAGGATCTCAAGGTACTACTGGAACTCAGGGAACCACAGGAACTCAAGGAATCACTGGAACACAAGGCACTACTGGAACACAAGGCACTACTGGAACACAAGGTGTTCAGGGTTCTAGTTTCAATAGATCCAATTTTTCGTACACAGCGACTGCAAACCAAACAACCTTTAGTGGAGCCGATAATAATGGCGACACTCTGGCATATACTCAATTTGACATTGACGTATATTTGAACGGTGCTCATCTTGACCCATCAGACTATACAGCAACAAATGGAACATCCGTTGTTTTGGATTCTGGTGCTAATGTCGGTGACCTTTTAGTTGTTGCTGCATTCACGTCTGCTGGACCTCAAGGAACACAGGGAACCACTGGTACTCAAGGTATTACAGGAACCTCTGGAACTGATGGAGATGTATATTCTGCAAGTTCTTCAACTTCATTAACAATTGGCACTGGAAGTAAGACTTTCACCACAGATACTGGGTTAGCATATAGTGTTGGTCAAAGTGCTATTGTTTCAAATAGCGCATCAAATAAAATGGAAGGTGACATTACCGCATATAATAGCGGTAATGGTTCAATGACAGTCAATGTCACAACAGCCACTGGATCCGGAACATATACTTCTTGGAGTATAAACTTAGCAGGTTCTACTGGTATTCAAGGTATCCAGGGTACAACGGGAACCCAAGGAACCACTGGAACTCAAGGTACTACAGGAACCCAAGGAACTCAAGGTATCCAAGGTATCACAGGAAATACTGGTGGAACTGGTACTCAAGGCACTACAGGAACTCAGGGAACCACAGGAACTCAAGGTATCCAGGGTATCCAGGGTATTCAAGGTATTACAGGAAATACTGGTGGAACTGGTACTCAAGGTACTGATGGAACCACAGGAACTCAAGGAACCCAAGGTATTCAAGGTGTAACAGGATCTCAAGGTACTACTGGTACTCAAGGTACAACAGGAACCCAAGGAACTCAAGGTATTCAAGGTGTAACAGGATCTCAGGGAACAACTGGTACTCAAGGTACAACAGGAACCCAAGGAACTACAGGAGCACAGGGCACTCAAGGCACTACAGGAACCCAAGGTGTTCAAGGTATTCAGGGATCCGAAGGAAACTTTGGTGGTGCTACGTTCTACTACACCTTTGAAGCAAATACCACTAATGCTAATCCAGGTGCCGGAGATTTAAGATTAGATAATTCTACTCAAAATGCATCGACAGGTATCTATATTTGCGATACTGACGAGAACGGTAATGATATATCATCTTATCTACAGACTATTGATGACTCTACGAGCACTATCAAGGGTCATGTCAAGATTTCAAATAAGACAGACGCAAGTCAATTTATATTATTCACGATTTCCAGTCTGACTGACAACACTGGTTATTTTGACGTTACAGTAAGTCCTGTTGATTCATCAGCAACGAATCCTTTCAGTGCTAATGAAGACATTTTAATCACTTTCGCCAGAACTGGTGATAAAGGGGACACTGGTTCTCAGGGTACTACTGGCACACAAGGTACAACGGGAACCCAAGGAACCACTGGAACTCAAGGTACTACAGGAACCCAAGGAACTCAAGGTATTCAGGGTGTAACAGGATCTCAAGGTACTACTGGAACTCAGGGAACCACAGGAACCCAAGGCACTCAAGGTATTCAGGGTGTAACAGGATCTCAAGGTACTACTGGAACTCAGGGAACCACAGGAACTCAAGGTATCCAAGGTATCACAGGAAATACTGGTGGAACTGGTACTCAAGGTACTGATGGAACCACAGGAACTCAAGGAACCCAAGGAACTACAGGAACATCAGCTGGTGGAGCAACTGGTGTTGATTACAATGACAACGTAAAAGTCAGATTTGGTACTGGTAATGATTTAGAGATTTATCACGATGGTTCTAACAGTTATATCAATGATTCTGGAACAGGTGAATTAATATTCCAGCGAGCTGGATCTACAAGAATGACACTCGCTTCAGATGGTGTTGATTTTAACTTTGATGTAAGCATTCGTGATGATTATGCACTAAACATTGGTGATGATAATGATTTGACAATATATGAAACCGCCAGTGATGTTGCGATAGCATATGGTGGCACTGGTATACTATTCATGCGTACTGGTGGTGATTGGAAAGTTGATAAAAATGGATCAAATAGAATTTATGCACACTCGGGTGGTGCGGTAGATCTTTACTATAGTGGATCTAAGAAACTTGAAACTACAAACACTGGTGTAACAGTTACAGGAACTGTTGCTGCAACTGCATTCTCTGGTGATGGTTCTGCATTAACCAACCTTCCTAGCAGTGGAATTTCAAATGTTTCTGAGGATACAACTCCACAACTTGGTGGAACATTAGAGACTAATGGGAATATAATTCAGTTTGGTGATAGTTCTAGTGGCACTGATGATAGGTTGAAGTTTGGTGCTAGTCAAGACCTGCAAATTTATCATACTGGTTCCAATAGTTTCATTAGTGATTTTGGAACAGGAGAACTAAGAATTATTAGTAATACTCTCCAATTTCGTAATACAAGTGACACCGCCAGTATGCTCACGGCAACTCAAGGTGCAGCAGTAGAGATTTATTACAATAGTAGTAAAAAATTTGAAACTACAAACACTGGTGTAACAGTAACTGGAAATGTAACTGCCGATGGATTAAGACTTGGTGATAGTGATTATGCTTACTTTGGTGCTAGTAATGACCTACAGATTTATCACGATGGCAGCAACTCTTATATTTCTGAAGGTGGGACTGGCGTACTAAAGATAAGTTCAAATCGTACTGAAATTTTAAGCGGTTCAGGTGAAACCTGTGCCCACTTTCAAGGCGATGGAGCAGTAGATCTTTACTACGACAACTCCAGGAAACTTGAAACCAAATCAGACGGTGTAGACATTACTGGCGAACTTCAGTGCGACAGTCTTGATGTTGATGGGGCTGCAGATATTACTGGTAACGTTACTCTTCACGCTAACCTAGATCTGCAGGACAACGACAAGATCCGGCTGGGCACTGGTGATGATTTAGAGATTTATCACGATGGTTCTAACAGTTATATTAATGATGCTGGAACAGGTGATCTTAAAATTCAAAGAGGAGGACAAGATAGACTTACACTTAATTCTAGTGGTGTTGATGTTAATCTCAACTTAAAGATTAAAGATGATTATGCATTGAAGGTCGGTGATGACAATGATTTATGGATATATGAAACTTCCAGTGATATTGCGTTTTTATATAATGGCACTGGAACGATGTTCATGCGTACTGGTGGTAACTGGAAAGTTGATAAAAATGGATCAAATAGAATTTATGCACACTCTGCTGGTGCTGTAGATCTTTATTACAATGGTAGTAAAAAACTTGAAACCACAAACACTGGTGTCACAGTAACTGGAACTGTTGCTGCCACATCATTTACTGGTAATGGTTCCGCACTGACTGGTGTTGGTGGCGAATCCGACATTACATCATGCCTCTTTGTCTAAACTAAATAGTAGAAAATATTTTGTTATGGACTTTATCAATTCTCTTGCCAAGTTGGCACTAGAGAGAGGTGGTAAGATTTATCCTCTTATTATCCCAGCAGAAGAAAATGATGGATTGGGTTTGATGAATCCATCCATCTACAAAGATGGTGATAAGACTGCAGTTATTCTAAGAGCAGTAAACTATACCTTTTATCATTCAGAAGAGAAATTATTTCAACATCAGTATGGGCCACTGACGTATGTTCATCCTGAAGATGACCAACACTTAAGAACTTGGAATCATTATCTTGAGTTGGATGATGATTATAATATTGTCCGTCACAATAAAATAGATACATCAAAGTTTCCAGAAAAAGAACTATGGGAGTTTGTTGGTCTAGAAGATGCACGTCTCTTTAGATGGGAAGATAAACTCTGGACGTGTGGTGTTCGCAGAGACTTGGATACTGTTGGCACAGGTAGAATGGAACTCTGTGAAATTCAAGTAGAAGATGATAAGGTTGTAGAAGTATCAAGAAATAGAATTGAGCCTCCAAGAGAAGCATATTGCGAAAAAAACTGGATGCCTATCTTGGATAAACCATATCACTTTATCAAGTGGGGTAATCCAACAGAGATTGTCAAAGTCAATATAAAGAATAAAACTTCAGAGACTGTATCTACCAGTGAATATCAAAATATTGGTAGAGACTTGCGTGGAGGAACGCAAGTGATTTCTTGGAAGGGATATTATCTTGCTGTCACTCATGAAGTTGATTTATTCAAAAGTGAGGTTGAAAGAAAAGATGCAGTCTATAGACACAGGATTGTCTTATGGGATAAGGACTGGAATCTAATTAAGTGGACTAGTGACTTTTCAATTATGAGTGGTCATGTTGAGTTTGCTATTGGTATAATTGAAGATGGAGACGACTTTGTGATGTCGTTTGGATTCCAGGATAATGCTGCATATCTGTTGAGATTCCCACAGTCAATCGTTGAGGAGATTTTAGATGTCTGATTTAACACAACTACTTGAAAAATTCATCTTTGCTCCTGAGGATCCAGAGATTAATTTAAGACTCGCTCTGTATTATGATGAGATTGGGCAAACTGCCTCTGCAATTTCATATTATCTAAGATGTGCGGAGAGAGTTGATGAAAAGATAAGCCAATATCAATGTCTATTGAAAGCAGCATTCTGTTTTGAAAGGCAGGGGTGTAGAAACTTTACTGTCAGAGGTCTGCTTCAACATGCAGTTTCAATTATGCCAGATCGTCCAGAAGGATACTACTTCTTAAGTCGATTTCTTGAGAGAGAAAAGAATTATCATGATGGATATTTGATCGCTTCAATTGGAGATCAAGTTGCACATAAAGATTTACCTCAACTTTCAATACCAACAGACTATCCAGGATTTTGGGGTCTTCAGTACGAAAAGGCCGTATGTTCTTGGTGGACTGGTCTTTGTGATGAGTCCAGAGAAATGTTTGAAGATCTCTTAGATAATCATCCCATTGATGATATTCATAGACAATCTGTCATTAGCAATCTCAAGATGCTTAATAGCAAAAAGGTTGGTCTTCACGAAGTTTATCACAAAAACAAAGCAAGAAAGCATTGGGAGAACTCAATTGCTCCGACCATGGAGTTTACAACCTCTATTGATACGCAGAATGGTTGTGTAGTTGATTGTGTCTTCTGTCCACAAAGAACTCTACAGAAAGTATATAAAGGAGAGAGATTTCTTACTCTTGATAACTTCAAGAAGACTGTAGACAAACTTCCGACTCAAGTCAGAGTTACCTTTGCAGGATTTACAGAACCTTGGTTAAATCCAAAGGCAACTGATATGCTTCTCTATGCAGACCAAGAGGGCCATCCAATCTCAGTATTCACAACTGGTATTGGTATGAAACTTGAGGATGTTGACCGAATCAAAGACATTCAATATGCAGGTAATCCCAATGGTGGATTTGTTCTCCACTTACCAGACCAGGAGAGAAAAGCAAAGCATCCAATCACCAAGAGATATATTGAAGTCATTGAGAGATTTGGAGAAGTCCATAAGGACATTCACAACTTCACTTTGATGTGTATGGGAACCGTCCATGAATCTGTTCGTCATGTATTCCCAGAAGCACCCACATATCAAATGTGGTCTAGGGCAGGAAATCTCCTAGGCGAGAGTATTATGAAACCTGAACTCCTGAACAGAAAAGACGAATACAAGTCTGTCTATCATGGAGACAAAGAGATGACTTGTGGTTGTCTTGAAAAGTTATATCACAACGTGATGCTCCCTAATGGGGATGTAGCTCTCTGTTGTATGGATTATGGTCTGGAGCATATTCTTGGCAATTTGTTTGAGCAATCATATGATGAGATTATGCCCGAAAACAATACATGCTTCAATCTCTGCAAGTTTTGTGAGAATGCTGTAGACCCATGATGTACTATATTAATGGCCCTAAAGTGGTTAGAGAGAAACCAACTCTTTGGGTTGTAGATAACTTCTATGATAATCCAGATGCTATCAGGGAGTATGCCCTGAGACAGGATTTTTACTTTAGTGATTATCACAGAGGTAGAAGAACTGAGAATCAGTTTGAGATACCAGGGACTAAAGAAGCATTTGAGTCCATCATGGGTATGAAGATTACCAACTGGATGGAGACTCATGGTATGTGTGGTAGATTCCAACACTGCACCTGTGAGGATGCTTTGGTCTACCATGCTGATAGACAGAAGTGGGCAGCGACTGTATATCTGACACCTGATGCTCCTTATGAATGTGGAACTTCTCTGTTAGCACATAAGGAGACGGGAATACGTCACGTTGATACTGAAGGGTCAGATATTATCTGGAAAAACAAACATCTTGATCCCACACCATGGGATCATATTGACGTAGTAGCTAATGTATATAATCGTCTGGTTATCTGGGATGGACACTGCCCACATGCTGCGTCACAGTATTTTGGTTACGATAAGCACGATTCCAGACTTTTCCACATGTTCTTCTTTGACACGGAGTAATTATAAATATAAAGAGGTGGAATACTCTAAATCAGTTAAATGACGAAGAATGGTCGCTGTAAAGCAGGTTCATACTACTGCTATACAGATAAAAAATGTAAACCCATTCCTGCAGGATTCAAAGTGGATCCTAGAGGAATGCTAGCGAAAGAAAACGGTCACTCTGTTGATGATGAATCTGAAACCAAGAAAAATGGTAACGGAAATGGTAATGGCAATGGTGGTAATGGTAACGGTGGAGGTATGAGTGAATCGAAAAGTGGTGATTCTTCTTTGCGTGACTGGTTTGGCAAGAGTAAGTCTAGTGATGGCAAGCCTGGCTGGGTTCAGTTGGGTGGCAAATACGCAGGTAAACCCTGTGCAAAACAACCAGGACAAACCACAAAACCAAAATGTGGTTCATCCAAAATGAAGCGCAACCTCTCCAAAGATGAGGAAGAGGCAGCGTTCCGCCGTAAGAATCGTAAAGACCCAAATCCAGATAGAAGAGGGAAGGCAATTAACGTGGCTACTGAAGAACACAAAAAAGATTATGAATATTCAATGGCACGTTCTGAACTCAAAACTATCAAAAATGCTGCTAAAAGATTGGAGAAGAAAATGGGCAAGAAGGGTGAAGGAGAACTCAAAGCCTGGGTTCAATCTAAAATTACAAAAGCAGCAGACTACATTGATACTGCAGCAGATTATATGACTAATGAAGCAGCAGGTGAAAAGGATGCTTGTTATCATAAAGTCAAATCTCGTTATAAAGTTTGGCCAAGTGCTTATGCGTCAGGAGCACTGGTCAAGTGTCGCAAAAAAGGTGCAGCCAATTGGGGTAACTCAACAAAGAAAGAATCCGTCTCCATTGAGGATGCATCGGGAAGAACCTATGTCGAATTTATCGACTTAATCAAACCAGAACCATTACAACCCACTCAAGGTATTGGAAGTGAACTCCTTGGGGAAAAGTGTTGGCCTGGTTACGAAAAGAAAGGAATGAAAACAATGTTTGGAAAGAGATATCCAAACTGCGTAAAGAAGACGAAGAAAGAAGAAGTAGAGTGTATGCATAATCTTAAGGGCGAAGAATGCCCTGTGCATGGAAAGAAAGAATGTCCTTCTGAAGTATCAGAGGCAGTCAGAATTCCTGCTAAGACTGGTAATTTAATTTTTGTAATGTTCAACTGGAGAGGTAAGTACCTCTCACTTAGAATGTTCTTCCCAAACACTAAGATGCCTAGTAGATCTGAAGTTCAAGATCAGATTGAAAAGGTATACCCTGGCGCAAGAGTACAAAGTTTTCAAGTCTCAAGCTATGAACCAGGACAATCATTCCTCAGAGTCTCAGAAGAAACCGAAGACCAAGGAGGAGAAAATATTAGAATTAATGGCAGCAACGGAGAAGTATCAGAAGGACAGGTTGTGGATTCCGAGGGGACACTAGAAGAAGGTGCTGCTTGGACCAAAAAAGAAGGTAAATCTAAATCAGGGGGATTGAATGAAAAAGGTAGGAAGTCGTATGAACGTGAAAACCCAGGAAGCGATCTTAAGGCACCTTCAAAAAAAGTTGGGAACCCTCGTAGAAAGAGCTTTTGTGCGAGAATGAAAGGTATGAAGAAAAAACTGACTTCCGCCAAAACTGCTAGAGATCCAGATAGCAGAATCAATAAGTCTCTTAGAGCGTGGAACTGCTGATATGGCGTTTGTTGTAAAAGTTTTAGGTGAGTCAACTCAGGTAAATTCTGGATCTGGATCTTCAGTTCCAGGCTCAGTGCATAGTGGTTTGGGTACTACAGTTGGGGCCGAATATGTAATGATTCAACATAGTCATTCGTCAGACCGTCTTGTGGAAATAAGAACTGGTGCTGGGGTTACATATGGAAGTATACATATGGCAGGGAAAGATCCGATTATCATTCATAAAGAAAGAACGGATTTGATTTATTCAAGTGCATCAGATGTATATGCAACGTCAGTAGTTTATCAGGGATAATTTTTGAGTATGAGTGAAGTATATCTTGGTAATCCTAATCTAAAAAAAGCGAATACTGCAATTGAATTTACTCAAGAGCAGGTTCTTGAATTTGTTAAGTGTAAAGAAGATCCCGTCTATTTTGCTAATAACTACATCAAGATTGTTTCTCTTGATGAAGGTCTTACTCAATTCCATCCATATCATTTTCAGGAGAAGTTAATTAATAACTTCCATGAGAATAGATTCAATATTTGTAAGATGCCACGACAGACTGGTAAATCCACTACAGTCGTATCTTATCTTTTGCATTATGCTGTCTTTAACGACAGTGTTAATATTGGTATTCTGGCAAACAAAGCAGCGACGGCAAGGGAACTCCTCAGTAGGTTACAGACCGCATACGAAAACTTGCCAAAATGGATGCAACAGGGTATTATATCCTGGAACAAAGGATCCATGGAGTTAGAGAATGGCAGTAAGATACTGGCAGCTTCTACGTCTGCAAGTGCTGTCCGAGGTATGTCATTCAACATCCTCTTTCTCGACGAGTTCGCGTTCGTCCCAAATCACGTTGCTGACTCGT